ACACTCGGATCATGTCCTGCTTCTTGATCCAGAACAGTATCCCTCACCGCTGGCGTGGTCGATACAACGAGGACGTGGACCTGTCCATTCGAGTGCTCAAGGACGGTCTCTGTACCATGCTACTCTACTCCTTCTTGTGCGGTAAGGCCAGAACCGGCACCGTAAAGGGCGGTAACACCTCCGAGGTCTACAACAACTACCAAGAAGATGCGTCACTCAAGAAGTCCCAAATGCTTGTCGAGATGCATCCAGATGTGGTGACTTTACAGGAAAGGTATGGTAGAGTGCATCATCACGTGGACCTTGATGCAATCATCAACCAGCACGGTCAGCCTGCCCGTCTGAATCCACTTATTCTAAAGAAGGATGTAGAGGTCTTGAACAAGACTGACAACTACGGCATGAAGCTCATCCGCCAGTGGGACACCCCCGAGGTATATGAGGACCCCGAGTACTCTACTGCGGTCTACCCCAAGGGCCGAAAGAACTTCTAATGGCTAGGATCCTTGTCACCGGAGCCGCTGGCTTCATCGGCTTTCACCTATCACTTGCACTCAAGGCAGATGATCACTTGGTGACCGGTCTGGACAACTTTAACAACTACTATGACGTCGACCTGAAGCGCCATCGTGCCAAGATCTTGGACTTCAATGACGTGATTGTCATGAAGGCAGATCTTCGGCACTGGGATCAGATTGACAATTCGCTTCGGTTCATGGAATTTGATCTGGTCATCCATCTAGCTGCTTCAGTCGGTGTTCGACACTCGTACGACAATGCAGGTGAATATATCGAGAACAACATTGTCGGCACTCAGAATCTCATAAATTACTGTAAGGAAAACAAGTTCGGTCGGGTTGTCTACGCTTCGACCTCGTGTGTCATGGCTGGCAACTCTCTTCCCTGGCGAGAAGATGAACCGACAGGTCATCAGCTGAATCCATATGGATACACCAAGCGCACCAACGAGTGCCAGTTTATGACCAGCGGTCTGGACAAGACCATCGGTCTACGCTTCTTCACCGTCTATGGTCCTTACGGTCGACCCGATATGGCTCTCTTTCAGTTTGCCGATGCGGCTGTAAGGGGCAAGCAAATCGACGTTTACAACTACGGTGATATGAAACGTGACTTTACTTACGTGGATGATATTGTTGCTGGCATTAAGGTAATCATCAACCGAGCACTCACAGTCGATGATCCACAGCACGAGATCTACAATATCGGTCGGGGTCAGCAAGTTGAATTGATGGACTTCATCGGTGAGATCGAAAAGAACTTCGGTCGAGAGATCAAGAAGAACCTTGTCCCGCATCACCCTGCTGATACCCTAGAGACTTGGTCGGACACCACCAAGATCCAAGCCCTCGGTTGGAAGCCCCAGACTTCTATCCCCGAGGGCGTGGCTAAATTTGCTGAGTGGTACAAGCATTATTATGGAGTGAACTGATGAAGATTGGAATTGTTGGACACGGATTTGTCGGGAAGGCAGTCGACTACGGCTTTCCTGACAACATGTGTCAGAAGACTATTATTGATCCTAGATACGGCAACAGCGTATCTGATCTAGGGCAGCAAGACTTTACATTTGTCTGCGTCCCCACCCCTATGGGAACCAATGGTCGAATTGATGCATCGATCATCACGTCGGTCATGTCTGAACTCAGGAAACACTCAATTGGTATTGTCATTGTCAAATCGACCGTAACCCCAGACATCATTCAAGACCTCTGGGTCGAGAACTTTTCCACTCGATTGGTCTACAACCCTGAGTTTCTGACCGAGAAGAGCGCCAACGAGGACTTTGTCAATCCGACCATGCACGTATTCGGTGGCAATCCAGTAGCTACTGACGAGGTCGAGCATCTCTACAAGTTCTACAGCCTGTGCAAGCCCTGCCCTACATACCACATGTCTGCGGTGGACGCTAGCTTTGTCAAGTACGGTATCAACAGCTTTCTTGCTAGCAAGGTCCTCTGGTTTAACCAGTTTTATGACGTGGTGAACGGACACTCTGCAAACTTTGGTAAGGTCATCGGAGCCATTACAGCAGACGATCGGATCGGTAGATCTCACACGACTGTCCCTGGCTTTGACGGCAAGCGTGGCTTCGGTGGGGCATGCTTCCCCAAGGACACCTCTGCACTGGCTCACTTTGCAGATGGTGTGGGTGTCGACATGACGGTCCTCAAGGAGGTCATTCGAGCCAACAATGAGTACCGCAGGACGTATGAGAAGGATGCCAGGGAGATAGAACAAAACGTAAAGTTCAGTAACACATTTGGGAGAGATACTGATGGATAAATATCCACAGAACATGCTGCAAGAGGTAAAGACCCAATTCAAGTACAACGAGGGTCAGATCCTGGACGAGCTGTTTAACTATATCAAGAAGACCTACGGCAGTCATTACGATGACAATGTTCAGGCTCAGGACCTGATCATTTCTTCGGGTCACGCCGAAGGGTTCTACATCGGCAACATCATCAAGTATGCATCCAGATACGGCAAGAAGAACGGTCATAGTAAGGACGATCTGATGGAGGTCCTTCACTATACAGTACTTGCCATGAACCACCACAACATTCATCACAACAAGGATTGATCATGGAAATTTCTATCTCTATTGAAGAACTCCGTAAGCGTAAGCTCTTTCTTGGAGTTCCAATGTATGGTGGTGCTTGTGCGGGACTTTTTGCCAAGTCGGTTGCCGACCTCACGGCCATGTGCACCAGCCACGGCGTCGAGATGCGCTCTTACTTCCTGTTCAACGAGAGCTTAATCACCCGAGCACGCAACTATATTGTCGACGAGTTCATGCGATCAGGCTGCACACATCTGATGTTCATTGACTCTGACATCGGCTTTGATCCCCGTGACGTACTGGCAATGCTTGCCCTTCAGGGTGATGATTCCGACTACGATGTCATTGCCGGTCCTTATCCTAAGAAGTGCATCTCGTGGGAAAAGATCAAGCTGGCAGTCGACAAGGGCATGGCAGACGAGGACCCCAATGTGCTTGAGCGCTATGTCGGTGACTATGTGTTTAATCCTAAGGCGGGCTCTGGTTCCATCCGGATCGACCAGCCAGTTGAGGTTTCAGAGGTCGGCACGGGCTTCATGATGACTCGGCGCTCTGCCTTCGAGAACTTTGAAAAGTTGTTCCCTCAGTATAGCTACAAGCCCGATCACGTTCGCACCGAAGCGTTCGACGGCTCTCGCGAAATCATGCAGTACTTCCAGGCAGAGATCGATCCCGAGTCGAAGCGCTACCTGTCCGAGGATTACTGGTTCTGTAAGAAGCTCCAAGAGATCGGCAACAAGATCTACTACTGCCCGTGGATGAAGCTGCAGCACGTCGGCTCTTATATCTTTGGTGGGTCGCTCATTGATCTGGCTCAGATCGGAGCTCCCGCCACAGCGGACACTGGAATGCTTAAAAAGAAGAAGAAGTAATTTACAATACACCAGTATTGTGATACATTGATCATACTGACAACATACATGATGGAGACTGAACTTGAAGCTTTCGCCTAAGACTCTTCTCATTCTGAAGAACTTTTCGACCATCAATCCGTCCATCACGATCAAGCCAGGTAACACCCTGGCTTCGATTGCAACCAACAAGACGGTGCTCGCTAAGGCTCAGGTACCGACTGAGTTTGATCGGGTCATTCCGATCTATAACCTCAGTCGGTTCCTGAGCGCTCTGTCCCTGTTCGAGGATCCCGACGTCGAGTTCGGTGAGTCGGCCGCAGTCATCCGCGGCGCCCGTGGCGGGTCGATCACCTATCACTACAGTGATCCCGCTATCATCCTTGCCCCGCCCGAGAAGGACATCAAGCTCCCGTCGGTCGACGTGGAGTGCACTGTGACCAATAAGGCCATGCAGGACGTTCTGAAGGCTATGAGCGTACTTGGTCTTCCCGAGCTCGCCATTGTCGGTGACAGTGAGAAGTTGACTCTCCAGGCCATTGATGTTAAGAATCCCTCTGCGGACACCTACAGCGTGGATATCGGTGAGACTGACCGTGCCTTCCGTGCCGTGTTCCGTGCAGAGAATATTAAGACGATCGACGGTGACTACAGCGTGCAGATCTCTTCCAAGGGGATCTCGCAGTTTACCGGAACAGAGGCTACCTACTGGATCGCTATCGAGCAGTCCAGCAGCTTCTGATGTAATGACCCGGACTCGGTGCATGTTCTGGGAACTGATGGTTTCTAGACCTTGTGCACCGAGACCGGGTCACATTTTTCATGATGGAGACATGTGATGGGCAAGACTATTCATAATTTTATTGCTGAACCGTTTGTGACAGAGCTCGGTCAGACTATCAATCCGGGTGACCGAGTCGCTTATGTTACCTATGCCTACAAGCGTGTGCGTATGCGTAAGGCATGGTTCGACGGCGTGTTCAAGGACGATGATGGTGAGGTCGTTCTCACTCGTGTTCGTGGTATTAGAGCCACCAAGTCTGTGGAAACCGGTGAGGTCAAGACACAAACGTACCGCGATTATGACTGGGGAACTCGTGCCTGTGTGGATAGGACCTATGAGTACAAGGAGCGAGTTGATGTTCCTTGCGAGCCCTATGGCACGACCGTTCTACAGAATCACCGTATCATCAAGATTGAGGACTGATCATGCTTGAGCAGTTTACTTTCGTCTAGTTCTCTCTCTAAGACGATAGAACTCTGGATATTTTGGACTATTTAGACGCTTGCTTATACTGATACCTGGATAAGCAGCTTGAGCAGCACCAACAGATGCAAATTCCTTACCTTCGCAAATCACTGGGCAGCTGTTGGCTTTTATCATTAGGTGTCTTGCGGATTTTAGTATTGCGGCATTATCAGGTCTTTTTCTTCCATACATAGGATTTTTAGACCCAGACATATCCCTCTTTGCCATTCCGCTGATGTAGTTAGGAGATTTTGATGTATCTCCTCCTTCACCACCAGTTGTCATATTATACTCAGGGTTGTGCATTGCAATCCATGAACGCTCTTGTGCGTCTAGATTTTCTAGGGTGGTTTCCTCTAAAACCTCTCCAGAAAAGTTCTCTATGCCATACTTTCGCATGGCCTTATACAGATATGTGTTTGAGGTTCTATGGTTATAGAAGTGTCTTGTAAGACGTTCTTCTAAGGTCTTGGTAGACTTACCTATGTAAGTTTTACCATTGACTTTGTTTGTAATCCTATATACAATAGGCATGCTAACCTCCTGAACAGGTTGTTGTGCTTAGGGGAGGTGATTGCTCGCAACTTTCACCTTCCCGCTATTTATCATGAAAGGAAGCTTCCGTGCTTGAACAATTTTTGTGGTGTGAAAAGTATCGTCCCAAGGCCATTGCTGACACTATCCTTCCCACTGACCTCAAGAAGACTTTTCAGACCTTTGTGGACCAGCGGAACGTTCCCAACCTGCTTCTGACCGGCTCTGCTGGCGTCGGTAAGACCACGGTCGCTCGAGCCATGCTTGAGGAGCTCGGGTGTGACTACATCGTGATCAACGGCTCGATGAACGGCAACATTGACACCCTCAGGAATGAGATCCTGAACTTTGCCTCGTCGGTGTCCCTATCGGGCGGCCGCAAGTACGTGATCCTGGATGAGGCCGATTACCTCAACCAGAACTCTACACAGCCCGCCCTCCGCAACTTCATGGAAGAGTTCTCCAAGAACTGCGGATTCATCCTGACCTGCAACTACAAGAACCGAATCATCAAGCCGCTCCACTCGCGGTGCTCGGTGATTGACTTTGTCATCCCCAAGGACTGCAAGCCCAAGCTGGCGGCCCAGTTCTTCAAGCGGACAGAGATGATCCTCGAGAAGGAAGGTGTCAAGTATGACCGCGCCGTTGTCGGTACCGTCATCCAAAAGCACTTTCCCGACTGGCGGCGAGTCCTCAACGAGCTGCAGCGCTACAGCGCCACGGGCTCTATCGACACTGGCATCCTCACCAACTTCGAGGACCTCACGGTCCGTCAGGTGCTCGAGGCCTGTAAGCGCAAGGACTTTGACGCTATCCGCAAGTGGGTCCACGACAACTCGGATCAGGAACAGGCCAACGTGTTCCGCTCCGTGTACGAGGGTGCATTTGAGCTGGTCGACAAGAAGTCCGTGCCAGAGCTCGTGGTGATCATTGCTGACTACCAGTACAAGGCAGCCTTCGTGGCCGACCATGAGATCAACCTCATTGCCTTCTTTGTCGAACTCATGATGCGCCTGGAGTGGAACTGATGGCACCAAAGAAGAAAGCTGGTGTCAAACAGATCAAGCCGGAACCTCAAGACCAGAATGTAATCTCTACACTGTTCGGCCGAGTCAAGGCCGCACCGGTGGAGGTCGAGGTCGAGCGCAAGTTCAACGTCTTTAACTACGTGAACGACATCAACTTCGGCAAGCAGTACCTCTATTCGGATGAGACCGCTTCCGAGTTTGATCCATACACCATGAACCGTGCCATGACCATCTTTCCGGACACGTTCGTGGCGGGTGAGTTCCTAAATGCCAACTACCACCTCGACGAGAAGATGCAGCACGACTACCTCTTCTACTCTGTGCAGAAGAGGAAGCGCTGGAAGGAG